GAAGTTTCCAAGGTGCGTTCGTCCCCCTGTTCAGAGGGCCGTCGCTGGGCGGCACGCAATATGGAAACACTACCGACACCAACAACGCCTTCGTCGGCGTCGGCACCGACTACGCGGAGACGGGGGCCAGTGGCGGGCTCACGGGGAATGGATCAACGAAGTATCTGAACACTGGCTTCAACGTCGATCAACTTCCCGGTGCTGCCAACTGCCACCTATCGTCGTTCATCACTGGCACGCAGGATATTGCGTCGGCAAGAACTCTACTCGGCGTGCTGTTTAACGGCGTGACGGATCGCTATCGCCTGTTCCTTCAGTTGTTTGGCTCCACTGCACCCAACTACGGAATACAGACTGAACTTGGCAAGGCAAACAGCGCGATTGCGAATAACCGTACCAACACAAACGGCGGATTGATTCTGGCAAGCCGTACAAGTACGACGCTCTTGACGCTGTACGACGATGCTGTGTCTATCGGCACAAGCGAAGTCAGCACTTCCGAAACTACTGGCGCGAGTCCCTTCTTCGTCTTCGCCCGTAACGGGCCGACCGAATATTACAACGGTCGAATGGCCGCATACAGCATCGGTGCTGGCATGACAGCCGCTCAGGTGACTGCCTACAACACCGCCATGCAAGCATTTCAATCCGCAATGGGGCGAGTATGACCCTCGCAGAGTTCCTAGCCACTCCGCTGCCTGACACCGCCACGCTCCAGACGCTGGCGATTGTGTTCGACACCGCCCTTGCCCAGAAGATGCTCAACTACCACGCATGGTACGGCGACCCTCGCTGCACCGTGTACCCTGCCGCCCTAGCCGATGGCCGGTGGTGCCACGTTGCCGACATCCTGCCGCAGTGCCTCGCGGAAGGCGGCATCTATGCAGCCGGATTCGCACGGCTGGACGCAACGAACTTCGCCAGCGTGGAGGTGATCCCGCTGGCCGACCTTGAGTTTGCCACCGACGCCGTGCCGCAACTGGTGCCAGAGTCACTGCAAGAGTAAGCCTACGAGCCCATACCATAGACCCCACAGGAGCTACCCATGGCCGACAACATTCTGAGCCGCAAGAACCGTGACATTGACATCACCCTACACACTGCCACGGCATCGGCTACCACGCTGGACATGCGTGATGTAGCTGGTGCTGTAGTGTCGCTGGGCACGATGAGCACGAACGCCAGCACGCTCCAGATGTGGGTTGGCACCAGCACGGCCGGAACCTTCCGCCGACTCTATAAGTCTGACGGTAGCGTGGCTGACCTGGCTCTGTCGGCATCGAGCACGGACGGGCGAGCGTATGCCCTGCCCGATGAGGTGTTTGGCGTTGAGTACCTCAAGATCGTCTCGGCCACCACCAACAGCACGGGCACCGCTGGCGTGGTGATGCTGAAGAGCTGACGTGCCTACCAAGATACCGAGCCATAGGCCGCTGCGTCTTGGCCCTCGCATGCGAGAGGCCAGGCCCAACGCGGCAGCCCGTGGCTATTGCTCAGTCGCTCACAAGGCGTGGAGGCAAGCGGTGCTGAACCGATGCCACTGGCAATGCGTTGACTGCGGCCGTGTGGCCTATGGCCGTGACATGCACGCAGATCACGTAGTACCAGTGAGCGTGGCCCCTGACCTGCGGTATGACGTGACGAACGGTGCGGCCCGGTGCGTGTCGTGCCACAGCCGAAAGACCAACGCGGAGCGGCAGAGGGGGGGCGGTTCGGATCCCTACCCCCCCGTCTGAGGAAAACCAGAAGTTCCTGCTTCTATACGCGGGGCCGAAATTGGGAGTTTGCAACATGGGCAAGGGCCGCAAGCCGACGCCTAAACCGCTGCTTAAGCTTCGCGGCGCTCGCGTTAGGGGCCCGCACAAGTCCGGCATCGACGCCGTTCCAGGCATTCCGCCTGCTCCGCATTGGCTCTCGGATCTCGCCCGCGAGGAGTGGGAGCGGATCGTGCCGATGCTTGAGGCGTCCAAGGTCATGAGCCCCAGGCACCAACAGACGCTGGCCGCTTACTGCGATTCGCTCGCGGACATGATTGAGGCCGACCGTGAACTCAAGGCCAACGGGGCCACGTTCATGGACGATAAGGGTAGGGTAAGCAATCACCCGGCGTGGAACCGCAAACGCGACGCGAGAAACCAGATGCTAAAGTTCGCGGCCGAGTTCGGCCTGACGGCCTCGGCGCTGGCCCGCGTTTCGGCGGTTGAGAATGGCCCGCAAGCAGACGAAGAAGACGCTCGCATGTTCGCTTGAGCACCCGTGCGAAAAGTGCTCGTCGTGCCTGGCGGTGCGTTTCTTCCACAAGCACCTGACGCACGCCAAGGGCGAGCTCGGCGGCAAGCCGTTTACGCTTGAGCCGTGGCAGCAGGACTACGTGCGAAAGCTCTTCGCCACTGAGGGCGACGTGCGAAAAGTCCGCACCAGCCTGCTGGCGATTCCGCGCAAAAACGGAAAGAGCAGTTTATGCGCGGGCATTGCGCTCAAGCTGCTGATGGAGAACGAGCCCGGCTGTGAAGTCTATTCCTGCGCAGCCTCACGCGATCAGGCCCGGCTCGTTTTTGACATGGCCCGCGTCTACGTCGAGCAGTCGCCGGTGCTGCGTCAGCACCTCAAGGTGTACCGCAACGCGATCGTGCGAGAGGCGACGCACGGCACCTACAAGGCGTTGAGTGCGGAGGCCGGTATTCAACATGGGCTCTCCGCTCACGGCGTCATCTTTGACGAGCTCCACGTTTCTAACCGCGAGATGTGGGAAGTCATGCTCAGCAGCCAAGGTGCTCGGCGTCAGCCGCTGACGGTGGCGCTCACCACGGCAGGCTTTGACCGCAAAAGCGTCTGCTGGGAAATCTGGAAATACGCTGAGGCTGTGGCCGCCGGCACCGTGAAAGACGAGACGTTCCTGCCAGCCATCTATGCGGCCGACATTGCGGATGACTGGAAAGCCGAAGAGACGTGGAAGAAGGCCAATCCAAACCTCGGCGTTTCCGTGCGCATGGACTTCCTGCGGAGCGAATGTGCTCGAGCGGTTGAGATGCCGACTTATGAAAATGTTTTTCGCCAACTTTTTTTGAACCAATGGACGGAACAGTCAACTAGGTGGCTGAGAATGGATCACTGGCAGCAGGGCGACAAGCCCTGTCCGGTGGATCTCGCGGGCCGAGAGTGCTGGGCCGGCCTGGACTTGGCCACGACGTTTGACACCACAGCCCTGGTGCTGCTCTTCCCGCTTGATGACGGCACGTTTTGGATTGAGCCGCACTTCTGGATACCGAGCGACAATGCCCACCAGAGAGAGCGCCGCGACAAAGTGCCCTACCTGACGTGGCATCGGCAGGGGCATCTAAACATGACCGATGGCAACGTCACCGACTTCGACCAAGTGCGTTCAGACATCAACGCCATCTGCTCAAAGTACAAGGTGCGTGGCATCGGCCTAGACCCGTGGAACTCGGCGCAACTCGGCCAACAACTGCAAGGCGACGGGCTGCCCATGTCAGACTTTCGACAGGGATATGGATCTTTATCAGCGCCCTCAAAGCAACTCGAAAACTGGTGCGTGTCTGGAAAACTGATACACGGAGCGCACCCCGTCCTCAGCTGGCAGGCCGCCAACGTGGCCATTCAGCAAGATTCCGCAGCCGGAAATATTAAGCCAAGCAAGGCCAAGAGCACAGAACGCATAGACGGCATCGTGTCGCTGGTCATGGCCATCGGGCTGTGGCAAACGGCAACCGCAGCCACGCCGGAACAGTCCTGGGACATCGTGACTCTATGAGCGAAAACGCCGCCGCCGACTTCAAGATGTTTGACCTTCGCGGCATTGACTGGCCCGAGGTGAGTTCCAGCCGCACGCCTTCCGGCATCCGCGTCAACGCTGACAACTCCATGGCGTGCTCGGCCTACACGGCCTGCATCCGTGTCATATCGGATGCGGTATCTGCCCTGCCGCTGCACATCTACGAGCGGATGGCCAACGGCGGGAAACAGAAGGCCACGAGCCATCCTGTCTATCGGCTCCTGCACCAGCAGCCAAACCCATGGCAGACGGCTCAGGAGTTTCGGGATTGGATGACCGGGATGTACCTGCATTACGGTGCGAGCTACGCCGAGATCCGCCCAGGTGCTCGAGGTGCTGTGTCCGAGTTGTGGCCGCTGCACAGCAGCCGCATGGAGGCTGAGCGGCTGACTGACGGCACGCTGCGTTATCGCTACCGCGAGCCAAGTGGGCAGCAGACGATCTACAGCCAGGAGCAGATATTCGCCCTGCGATTCACGACCGAAGACGGCATCAAGGCGATACCGACCTACAAGATTTTCCAGAACGCCATTGGCCTGGCCCAGGCCCTTGAGACACACGGCAGCACGTACTTCGGCAACGGTGCCCGGCCCGGCATCGTGCTGGAGAGCGACAACCCGATTCCCATTGAGGCGGCCGAGCGACTCCGCGAGCAGTGGGAGCGGATGCACCGTGGTGCCGATCGGGCTTTCCGCACAGCTGTGCTGCCTAACGGCGTGAAGGCCCACGAGCTCAGCGGCTCAAACGAAGCAGCCCAGATGCTTGAGAGCCGGGCTTTTCAAGTGGTTGAAATCTGCCGGGCGTTTCGCGTGCCGCCGCACATGATCCAGATGCTGGACCGCAGCACGTTCAACAACATCGAAGTGCAGGGCACAGAGTTTGTTCAGCACTGCCTGCTGCCGCACTTGAAGCGGTGGGAAGCGGCCATCAGCCGCGACTTGATCGTAGATGACGAGAAGTTCTTCGCTGAGCACAGCGTCAGTGGCCTGCTTCGCGGCGACCACGCAAGCCGGTCTGCCTACTACGTTTCCGCCCTGCAGAATGGCTGGATGACGGTGAACGAGATTCGTGAGCTTGAGAACCTGAATCCGATTGGCCCGCAAGGCGATCAGCACTTCATTCAGCTGAACATGACCACGCTGGAGAAGGCAGGCGAGCCACAGCCGCAAGATCCGCAGCCGATGCCGCAGGACACGCCGGGCGAGCCAGCGGACGGCACGCCAGAAGACGATGCCGAAGACACGACTACCGCCCAGGAGGACACGCCCGATGGAACTTGAGCGCCGCGACTTCGCCTTCGACGAGACTGACGAGCTCATCGTTGAGCAGCGTGCTGACGGCCGGGCCGCCATCATCGGCTACGCCGCCGTCTACAACCGCATGAGCCTTGACCTGGGCGGGTTCAAGGAAGAAATCCTGCCCGGTGCTTTCGACAAGGTGCTGAGCCGCCAGCGTGGCAAGCAGGACGTGGTGGCCCTGTTCAATCACGACAGCAACATTGTGCTTGGTCGCACATCAAGCGGCACACTGGAACTCTCCAGCGATAGCAAGGGGCTGCGGTACGTGGTCACTCCGCCCGTGAGCCGTGCCGACGTTCTGGAACTCATCGCCCGCAAGGACGTGGCTGGCAGTTCATTCGCGTTCACGGTTGGCAAGGACGGGGAAGCGTTTCGAACTGGCGACAGTGGCCAAGCAATCCGCCAGATCCGCGAAGTGAGCGGGCTGTATGACGTTGGCCCAGTGCTTACGCCTGCGTACCCGTCAACGTCCGCGAGCGTCGCCATGCGTTCCTATGAGGCATGGATTGCATCGCAGTCCGCCAACGAGCCGGCAGTTCGGGCGGTTAGTTCGCGTTCGGCCTTGCGGGGCGTCGCCGCCGCCTGGGCTGCCACCTTAAGGCTGAAGAATGTCTGAGGCCCGCTGCACCTGCGGCGAGAAGTTGCGGTGCCGTTCTTCTCGCCCGTGTGGCGAAGAGCGGCAGCAGTATTTGCGTTGCCCACGCTGCGGCGCTCGCGGCGTGGTGTTTGTGAAAACAACACTTTCTGAAGTCCGGTTCTGCAAGAGGCCGGCACGCTAGAGGCACAGTGGAATCCATCGGCAATACCGCCGGCGGAGATATACCACGTGGACAACCTCAAGAAGCTTCAGGACGAGGCCGTTAACCTCGCCAACCGTATCGACGCCGTGCGTGCGATCGAGAGCACCGATGCCGACAAGATTGCCGAGCGCGATCTTGAGCTCGAGGCGATGAACACCGAGGCCGGCAAGCTGGCCAAGCGGATCGACTTTGAGAAGTCGGTGGCTGAGTCGGCCAAGAATCTCCGCAGCGTGGTTGACCGCTGCACGCCGGCTCCCGAAGTGACCGAAGAGCGTAGCGAGAAAGTCCGCGTTGAGGCGGTGCCGTTCTCGGGCCGGCTCCGTGCGTTTGAGAACGCCAAGGACGCCTACTCGGTTGGCATGTGGTTCAAGGCCAAGAGCGGCGACGCTGACGCGAAGCGGTGGTGCCAAGACCACGGCATTGAGGCTCGTGCTCAGGGCTCGACCGGCGCTACGACTGGATCGAGTTTCGTGCCTGATATCCTGTCATCTGTCGTCGTGCGATTGGTGGATCAGTATTCCGCGTTTGCTCAGAACGCCACCAACGTGGTGATGCCGAGCGATGTGCTGCTCTTTCCTCGCAGAACCGCCGGAACCACCGGCTATTGGGTTTCTGAGAACGCTGCCATCACTGCCAGCGACCCGACTTCCAATCAGGTCACCCTGACTGCGAAGAAGGTCACGGGCGCGGTGGTCATCGCGTCGGAGCTCCTGCAGGACTCCATCGTTTCGATCGCCGACTGGATCGCTGCGGAGCTTGCACTGACGATCTCCAACTCCGTGGAAGAGGCTGCGTGGAGCGGCAACCCGAGCAACGCTCCAGCGGTTGCCGGGCTCGTGACGACCTACACGGGTGGCCTGCTGGCGGCATCTGCTGCCACCTATGCCGCCTCGCTCGTGACGGCTGCCGGTGATACGCCCGACGAAGTGACCAAGGCGAACTTGCTGGCCATGATGGCCAGGGTTCCGCAGCATTCGCGTGCGGGTGCCAAGTGGTTCTGCTCGCCGTTCTTCTTTGCGGCGTGCATGCAGAACCTCGACCTGGCCCAGGGCGGTTCGGTGGGTCTGTCGCAGGGCATGGGCCCGACCTTCCTGGGTTCGCCGGTGGTTCTCACCGACCGACTCCCAAGCGGTGCGGACTCGACGGGTGCCATCATGGCGCTGTACGGCAACATGGCCAACAGCTCCTACTACGGCATCCGCCAGGCCATCGAGATCGCCAGCAGCGATCAGGTGAACTTCCTGAGCGACCAGACCGTGATTCGGGCAGTGGCTCGCGTCGCCATCACGCACGCGAACCTGGGCACCGACACCGTGGCCGGCCCGATGATCGGCCTCGTGGGTGCGTGAGCCTGACGGCTTGACGAGTGTGCAATCTTGAGCGGGCGGCTTCCACGACGGGGCCGCCCGCTCTCTTTCTTGAGGCACGCATGCTGGTCAAGGTAGGTGGCACCGAAGTTGATATCAGGGTGGAGGCCGTGCTCTCCATGCCACGGCTCTCGTTCACGTCCAACCACTTCGCCTGGGCCCAGGCCCTGATGCCGCTTGGCATTCGCCCCACGATGGGCACGGGTGCGTTCTGGGATCAGGTAAACACCCGCGTGATGGAGCAGTTCATCGACTCGTGCGAGTACCTGCTGGCCATCGACTACGACACCTTTTTCACAAAGCAGGACGTTGAGCAGCTGTTCGCCATGGCGATGACGTTTCAGTGCGACGCCATCACTGGCATGCAGACCAAGCGTGAAGACGGCCGCCCGATGCTGACGCTGAAAGGCACGCTGGACAATCCGCCAGATGATGGCCACACGCAGGTGCCGAAAGAGTGGTTTGCTGAGCCCGTGCAGGAAGTGGATACGGCGCACTTTGGCTGTACCGTCATCAGCACGGCGGCTCTCAAGCGAACAAAGAAACCGTGGTTCTGGAGCAAGCCAGACCCGCAAGGCGGCTGGAACGATGGGCGCACCGATCCAGACATCTGGTGGTGGCGGAACTGGCGAGACAGCGGCAACCGCGTCTTCGTCTCGCCGCGTGTCGTTTTAGGCCACGGCGAGTACGTGGTGACGTGGCCCGGCAAGAACCTTACCGCCCCTGTTTTTCAGTGGACTACTGAGTTCACGAACACGGGCAAGCCGCCAGAATCTGCATGGAGTGTGGGCT